TTGAAGGACGGGATGACCGGGACAAACGTACTGTCGGCTTGGTAAGCCATCACTCCTCCTTCTTCGGGATCAGGATGCGAGTGAGTTGCTGATGCTTCTCCAAGCCTTTGCGGTACTTGACCCGCTCCGCGGCGGTCTCCGGGCGGGGCAGATTGCCAAACTTGGGTGCCGACTTGAGTTGACCAGATGCGGCGATCAACTGGCCCAATGTTGCGAGGCGTTCCGAGATGACGCGCAGTTCCGCGACCTCAGCGGACCAGTCGGCGATCCGCATCGACGGCTTAGGCTTCTTGCTGCCCATCGCCAGGAACAGTTCAGCGGCCTCTTCGTCGTCTGCGACGGCTTCCGCATAGCGGGAGGTGCCGGGCAGTTGGTCAACGATGTCGACGATGAACCGGTAACGGCCCTCCCTGCACAGCTTCGCCAGATCGAACCCGCGTTCGAAGAAGTCGTATTCGATTGGCTTGCCGTAGCGGCCTAGGAGGAGGGAGAGCCGTCCGCGTTTCCCGAGTAGTGCTGGTTCAGGGCGTCAGCGAGTTTCGCCATCTTCCAACTAGGGATGCTGACCTTCGCGAACTCGGCAAACTTCTCGTCGCCCAGATACGTCCTGAGGACTGCCCGCAGGTCGTCGGTGTCGAGGTCGAACGCGACCTGCCAGTCCACGTCCTCCGGGTCCAGAGCGGACCACTCCTTGCCGCCGACCGTGAACGTGAACGGCTCCTTGAGAGGCCCTTCCTTCTCCAGTGCGTCCAGGTCAAGACCGTTGATCTTCTGCTCAGGCATCGGAGGACTCCTCATCGCCCTTGAGCGGAATGACGGTGACACGCTTGGTCAGGATCGAGATGTTGACCTCGGTCACGTGCCGACCAGTGAGGCCGTCAACCGAAATCGAATCCCCCACGTAATAGGGGAACTCTTCGCCGTTGATGAGTAGCCGGCCGACGTTCTTGTCGATCGTGATGTTGCTTGCAATTTCGGGCATGTTGGGTGGGCTCCTTCTTCTACTTGTTGACGCGCTGCCAGCCGTCGAACTCCAGCCGGATCTTGTCCTCGGGCGACGAGACGGTGCGGACCTTCTCGCCGAGCTTGTACCGAACCGGCTGATCGGCAGCCTGCACTTCGGTTTCCTTCTTGGCTTCCGCCATGACTGCTCCTTCAAAATGTGGGGGGTGGGCAAAGAAAAATCCCGGAACGGCCAGCGCCCACCCATTGGACAGGCCGTTCCGGGACATCAGAGGATTTATTCGAGACCCATGGCTGCGGCGAGGGCGATGAAGCCGGGGCCGCCGAAGATCCAGCGAACGGCGTACTGCGCGGTTGGGTGCTTCTCTGCGCGGAGGGTGACACCCCAGTTGATGGCGTCGTCTGACTTCGCGAACGCCTGGTCGGCGTAGTCGGTGACCGTGGCGTACGGGAAGTACTTGCAGATGTAGATGTCGCCGTCCGCGTTGTTGTCGACAGCCATCCCCAGCGCCTGGTAATGCCGCTTGGGCGGGGCGTCAGGCTTCGTGATCTGCAACTCACCGGTCGTCGCATCCGGCACCAGGGAGGCGATCGTGGCCCCGGTGAACATGGCGATCGTCAGCGCCGAGCACTGCTGGAAGTTGACCTGCACCGTCTCGGTGTCGGTGGTCACATCCGAACGGGTCGGGGTCGCCTGCCCGAAGGAGGTCACCTCGGACAGTTCGATCGACCGGGCCCACTGCATGCCGTCGTCGGTCATGAACCCCGCGTCGTCCCAGCCAGCCGGGAACGCGATGAGCTCCGATGAGGAGGTGCCGGTGATGGCGGTGAGGACCGTCGTAGTGGAGGGGTTGATGAACAGCGACCCACCGATGGCCTTACGGATCAGGTCCGTCTTCAAGTCTTGCCAAGTTGACAGAGCAACCATGAGATTTATGCACCTTTCCTAGTGCGGGGATGGTTGAAGTCCCCGACCAGCGGGGGTGTTGGGTGGGACGAATTCAGGGGGGGGGTCAGGCTGGGATGCGGCGCGCTGAGACCGTGTAGGAGGCGCCTATGCGGCGGACCTTCGTGTTACTCCACGGACGCTCAGAGGGGCCGACAGAGGTGCGTACAAGGTCGATCAGACCCTGCGTGGTTTGGTGCGGGCCGCCGATGAGGAACGTGTGAACGTCACGCGCCGCGTCCACCGCAACAGAGCGGGTCGGGGCGAAGAACTCGACGTCGACCGCGGCCTGGTCGGTGAGGAAGTTGTCGCCGCCGCCGTACCGGTTGACCCGAATGAACAGGGAGTCGAACACGGCTGGGGTTTGGTTGCCGATGTGGTCGGCGTCAGCCACATACGGCTCGAGGAGTTCGGCTAGGGCCTTCTCAATGTCGGGGAACACGGTCACCCCCCGAATGCTTTGGCGGCCCTACCCAGTGGACGGAGACCGGAACGGCCAGACGTTCCAGCACCGGGATCGCCGAACTCGACTTTGCCGGCATCCGGTGCAGTGTTGACCACATCGAACGAGCGGCGGGTCATGCCGTTGACGTTCTCCAGTGAGGCGACGACCTCGAACTCGCCTTGCGGGTCGATCTGCTGCGCCCGATGCATGACCTGCTGAGCAACCTCAAAAGTGCCCCGAGCGACACCGGGAGCGATCGCCAACTGCTGGATGAGTTTCCGGTTGCCGGTCATCCTGAGCCCTTCGTGAGGGCCACAATGATCCCCGGCTCACGGCCAGTGAACGGGGACGGACCCCACGGGAGAGGATCACCCTCCACACCCCACCAAAACGAATCGCCGGGCAGTTGAACCTCATCCGAAGCCACCAGGTCGGAGCCGGCCGGGACGGACAGCATGTAACCCGTCGCGACAGTCTGCGAAAAGTCGACCTGCTCAGTGGACGCTCGGGGCCACTTGACGCACCCGTCAATGGTGTGAGTGGCCTGAGTCTTCTGGTCGCCCCACGTGTCTTCACCGCCGCGGCGAACCGTGACAGTGAAGGCGAATCCCATCACAGCGGGCGTTCCACCGGGTCAGGCCAGGCACGGATCCGGGTAGGGAACGAGAACTGCGGCAGGACCGCTGTCGTAGTTCCCTCTGTGAGGCACATGCGCTGCAATTCCAGCATTTCGGAGTCGGAGAACAGCCCGTCCGCGGAGGATCGGGTGTCGACCGTCGTCGAGTACGGCCCGATGGTTTCGGTGGTGACCTGGCCGCCGTCGTTGCGCCAACGCCGCAACACTCCGACCCGGATGATGTCCTGCGCCGCCGCTACGTTAGGGAAGTCCTCAGCGAGGATTCCGGGAACGTAGACGGCGGCACGGGCAATCGTGCCATCGACGAGGATTGCGGCCTCTTCGAGGGACATGGCGGGGGCGAACAGTTGAACATCCAGCAATGAGACCTCGATGGTCACCTGTCCGCCCTTCCGCTACTTGTCGTCGGGCTTCGCGGCAACCTTCTCCGCGGTGGCCTTGGTGGCGATGAAGCCGCCCTCCTTGAGGCGGGCGACCTCTTCCTTGCTGACCGACTCGGGCACCTCGGCACCCAGGTACAGGTACAGGTCCTCCCGCTCATCCGGCGCACCCTTTGCGGGGTAGTCGCCGGACTTCGCGATGACCAACGGGGTGACTGCGACGTAGGTCATGCCGCGACTCCGGTGATCTTCCAGCCAGCGGCCGGCTCCTGGATGATCGGGACGGTCACACGACGAGCCCGGAGGAACCAGGAGTCGTGCTTGTCGTCACGGATCGACTTGCCCTCAACGCCGGCAGGTCCGCGGGACTGGTAGCCGCCGCCGAGATCCTCGTCGACCATCGACCCGAGCACATCGGTGTCAGCGACCATCACCACACCAGCGGTCGGGAGGTTCGGCGAAGACAGGAACGTCATGCCGTCGATGACCGGCCACACGCCCGAGGCGAGCGGGTTCGCCGTCTCACGAGGCAGGAGACCGGCCGACAGGAACGCCGCGAATGCGTTCGCGAAGGTCAGATCGTCCAGCACGACCACGTCCGGGTCGTAGCCCTGGTTGAGGGCGAGGATGTTCGCCTTCGCCTTCAGGACATCCTTGAGCATCTGCGCGCCCGTGGCGGTGTTCCACGACGCCGCAGCGGCCGTGTTCTGGGTGACGGCCGAAGCGATCGCCGACAGAGTGATCGAGTCGACGTACTTGACGTTCTGGTTCACCAGCTTCAGCAAAGCCCGGTTGACGGGGCTCATCTGCCGGCGGGCGATGGAAACGTCGGTGACTTCGACATCCTGGCCCCAGTTGACGGTGTTGGCCGTCGACACAGTGCCGGTGCTGACCGTGGTCAGCGGGTAGTCGGAGCCGGGGGCGACGCCGCGCGGGTTGTCGTCGGTGAAGATCGTCTCACCGGTCTCGTAGGTCACGGAACCACTGTTCGTGGTTTCGCGGCCGGTGAGCAGACGGTCAGAGATGTACCGCTGCTCAGCGAGGGTGCGGAGCCGGCGGGTGACCTGCAACGGGTCGTTCAGGAACCGGTTGATCGTGACGACGTCGCCTGAAATCGTGGGCCGAGCCGGGGGGTAAGTGTTAGCCATGATGCTTGCCTCCTTATCGGATCGGTTGGATTTCGACGACAGCGTCGGTCGCGGTGGTCAGCGCCAAGCCGACGATGTTCACGTCGTTGGTGCCGTTGGTGTGCGTGACGACGGTTCCGGCGGTGCCGCCGTGGACCAGTTCGCCCTGAGTGACGGTGCCGGTCGCGAGGATCCGCTGGACCCCACCAACCTCAACCGAAACGAGGTCGCCGTTGACCGCGTCGAACGCAGCCACACCCAGCCAGTCATCCGACGCGGCCGAGACAGCAGCGACGGTGCCGGCGCCGGACACGCGGACCAACTGGCCGCCCGTGATCGTGGCCGAAGCGGTGCGGGTGTACGTGTCGCCCTTGTGGAGCGGGGAGTAATCGCCCATGGTCAGGCTTCCTTTCCGAACAGACGGGTGTAGTCGTCGTCAGACGACTCGTCGACGCCGCCCGTGTAGCCCTTCGGGGCCAGCGGGACCAGGCCGGGCGCGAGAGACGCCAGCGTCTCCTCCATGCCCGAATCGGCCTTCAGTGCGTTCAGCCAGTGGTCGAACCGGGAGGGGGCAACCCGGCCGTCGCTGATCGCCGCATTCACCAGGGACGTGCGACGGTCCTGGAGTTGCTGCTCGCGAGCCTCACGGCCCTGAGCGGCGTCGGCACGCATCTGGTCGAGGACTCCCTGCTCGACGGCGACCAGACCGGCAGGCAGGGCCGCTGAAGGCGGCGTGATGGGCTCGGCTTGCTCCGCGAGAGCCTCGTCGACGGCGGCCAGTAGGCCCTCGTCGTCGAGTTCAGCCTCGGCAGAGATGCCGAGCCGCTCGCGCAGCCCCGAGATGAGGGTGTCCGACATGTCGGCTCCTTCTGGGTTGGGTGTTCCGCCGGCCGCGCCGGAGGCTGATGTTGGGTGGACTGCATTCCGCGCACTCGGCACGAAAGGATCGGGGGCGTCAGAGCGTCCGGCGTGAGCGAAGATCGATAGGTCGAAAGCGTTCTTCGCTTCGTCCTTCGTCTTCTTCGATTCGTCGACCCGATCGGCGAGACCGGCGTCGACGGCTTCCTGCGCCGAATACCAGGTTTCGGCGAGCATCGCGGTACGCCAGTCCTCAGCGGTGCCGCCAGCCTTCGCCGCGTACAGCGTTGCGAGGTTCGCGGAAATGTGGTTGAGGTCGTCGGCCATCTTCGTCATGTCGGCTGCGTTGCCGATCGACAATCCCCACGCTTCGTGGATCATCAGTTCAGCGCCGAGTGCCATCACAACCTCGTCGGCGGCGACTGCGATCACAGACGCAGCGGAGGCTGCCAAACCGTCGACGTAGGCGGTGGTTTTGGCTTTGTGGGTTCGGACTGCGGTGGCGATCGCCAGGCCGTCGAACACGTCCCCGCCCGGCGAATGGATGTGGAAGTCGATCTCTTCGGCGTCGATGTCGGCGAGGTCGCGGACGAACTGCGCCGCAGACACCGAGTCACCCCACCACGAGTCGCCGATCTCGCCGTAGATCAGGACCTGAGCGGCTTCGCCCGCCTTCGCGGAGATCTTGAACCATTCGGGCCGGACGTTGGCGCGGATCTGCTTGATTCGGCCGCTCACGCTGCCTCCTGTGGGTCGGGTTTCGCCGGCACCGGGGCGCGCGCGGTCGTCATGTCGTGAGGGGGCAGCATCATCCGGGTACGGACGTGCTGCTCGAGCGGAGCGTCAGCAGTGATGACGTTGCAGTCGACCAGCAGTTGGAGCGCCTGAGCCGACAGGGGGGCGGTGATTTCGTCGCACACGATCCGCGGCGACGGCTCATCGGTGCCGAAGTTCAAATCGACGATGTCTTCGACGATGTGCTGCGAAGCGGTCTCCGCGATGGACTTCGCGACCGTCCCCAGTGTTTGAGTGAAGAACTCGGCGAACGTCTCACCCAGCGCATAGGAGCCGGTGGAGTTGTCCCCACCCAAGCTCAGGAAGTTCGCAAGGACTGCGCGAGCGATCTGCTCGTCGTGGTAACGGATCGGCTTGTCGGCGTCCGGAAGATCCCCGTCGACGCCCTTCAGAGTGAGTTTCGCGCCGTGCGCGATAGCGGCTCCGACATCCTCACCGCCACGGAACGACGAGGCGAGCGCGGCGCCCTCCACCAACTCGGCGGTCTGCGCTGCGAGCCGGTCGGCTCCCTTGATGGATTCGTGGATCTCCGACCCCTCATAGATCGGCACCCCGAGACCGTTGCGGTCCAGGGTGATCGACTGAGTGCGGAGCGCCCGGTCCTTCAGGAGCCAGTTCTTGTAGGCGGGTCGGAGCAGGGACTGGCCGAGCCAGTTGCCGCCCTCCCTGTTGTTGACGTAGGCGACGAGCCTGTTGACTTCGATCATGTCGTCGACGGCCATGTCGTACTGCCGCAACCCGATCAGCCCGCCATCGTCGGCGACCTCAACCCCGGAGATGGTGCGCGGGGGACGGTAGGCGAGTTTGCGGAGCCGCAACTGGATCCGTCCGGTCGCGTCCGGGACGGGCCGGTAAATCTGCTCAAAGAACGCATGCCCGAACGGCAACATCAGCAACGCGAGGCGCAGATGCTCATCCCACGAAAACCGGTCCCGCGTCCGAGTGGCCGGCCGGACAGGCTTACCGACAATCGGCAGGCCCAAATCCTCCGCGACCAGTTGAGTCACTCGAGACTTGCAGCCCTCACCGTCGACCCGCCACGGCGTCAACCGGATTGGCGCCATCACAGCCCACAGCACGGAGGCTACCTGCGGATCCTGCCTACGCATCGCATCGTAGATGTCGACGGACAGCGGCCAGCGGAGCTCGGGAGTTTCCTCGTCGTCAACGGGGGCGGCCCACCACGAATGGCGAGACTGGTAACCCTTCTCACGAACAGGAGCCGTCATTGGAGCCTCCTGTCAGAAACCACGGGTACGCATCGGATGCTGAGCGCCGTGAGTGTTCACAACCCGCGGCGGTGGGGTAGGCAGAGCAGGCTCATCGGGCAGCGACACCCGCCACGCGGCGAGAGTGGCGGCCTCGAGCGTTGAAATATCTGCGGTGGAGGTGCGGCGACCCCACGCCCACCGATCCCGCACCGCGCGGGTCGTGGCGCCGTTGACGGCCATGTTCAGCTCGGGATAGTTCGCGTGCCGCAACCCGCCCGACGTGACGAGGGTGTAGAAGTGCGCGCACCCGTCGAGAACCTCAGTCGTGGTCGTGGCGTGGTGATCGATTCCGGCAGCCTCAAGATGCGGGATGAAGTTTGCCGCAGGCCCGCCGCCGTCGATAACGACCGGGACGCGGTGCTCGACCTGCAACATCTTCAGGCTGTCGACCAGCCAGCCAGTTCCGGGGCCATGCTGCATGGGCACAACCATCGTCACGCCATCCAGCCCGGCACCGACGATCGACGCCTGCGACAAGTCCATCGACACAGCAACCCCGATAGCACCCAACGGGACAGACAGTTCCTCACCCGCGCACGCTTCCCACTTGCCAGACCCGAAGATCTCCGACGCGCCCGGCTCATCCCACCAACCCAAACGCTCACGGGCGAACTCGGCCGGCGGCAGCGCCTGCCGTTCAGCTTCGATGTACTCCAGCGTCAGACCGGTGCCATTAGCCCTCGTCCGGCCCAGAAGCGGGTTGCCGTTCTGCAAGTTCTCCAGCACATCCAACGCGCAGCCAGGAGTACCCAAAGCATGCTCGCACTTTTCCTGCTCACACCCACCCGTAGCGGCACACCACTCCAAATAGGCCAGCCGCTCAGACGAACCCGTCCGGCCGCGGTCCCGAACCGCCCGCAAAACATGCGAATCAGCCAAACCGGCGGAGGAGCCGTACAAAAGTTGTGGATCCGGGCGAACAGACAGCGTAGGCAGCAACGCTCCCATGTGGGCCGGCTGCAAAGCGAAACCCTCGTCGAGTACAACTTTGTCACCCGACAAGCCGCGGCCACCCGTACGAGTCCGCGCCTTGAAATTCAGCCGCTGCCCCGACATCAGCTCGATCGACTCCGCGCCAGCACCGGAATAGACCCGCTTCACCCGCCGCGACAAGAACGAGTTCGACTCGACCAGGATCGCCATGTCCCGATGCGCCTCTTTGGCCGTCGAGAACTCATGCGCCGACCACACGATCAGGTTCTGATCTTCT